CAAACTTTACAGCAGTATAGGGGATAAATGAAACACTGGGAACATCATCCAGAACCAATTGATGGATGTTTTGGATGTAAAGGTTTAACTCTTCAGATGAATTCTGGAGATGCTAAAAGAGATGTACCAGATAAGAAATGGAACTCTGAGTTACAGGCTTATCGGGACGCAAGAGCACAAGGAATACAACCAGCAGGAACAACTATGCGTCATATACAAGAAGCGCATAGGGCTTCAGAAGTTTTAGGTAAAGCGTATAATGCGGACACTATGCCTAAGACTAAAGATATAACTCCAAAAGCCGCAGCAGTAATGAAAGAGATAGGACAAATCTAATGCCAAAAGTAGGAAAGAAGAAGTTCCCATATACCGCCAAAGGCAAGAAGGCTGCAAAGGCTTATGCTAAGGGTGAGAAAATGGAATCAAAAGCAGAGAAGATGATGGAAATGCGTAAGGGTATGAAGAAGATGGGCAAGAAGAAGTAATATGAATACCCCTAAGCCAAAGCCAACTGTATTAAAAGGCAAGGCAGCAATTGCCGAATACCAGAAACAAACATCTAAAAAGGGTATGGCTGCAGCCGAGGCTGCTGCTAAAAAAGCACTAGAAGAAAAATACCCAGGAATGTATATACCTGAAACTCGTATTGCTCGCAGATTAGGAACAAGATAATAATGAAAAAAGCAGCAGCAAAGAAAAAGATTTCCAAGGTTATGAAAGAGTATAAGGCTGGAACTCTTAACATTGGTAAGTCAAAGAAGATGGTAAAGTCTAAGAAGCAGGCAGTTGCTATTGCCCTATCTCAGGCTGGAATGTCAAAGAAGAAGAAGTAATGTCATCGGGTCAACGCAAGCGTCACGACGGCTGGAATAAGTCAATTATGCGGGACGGCGTAATCGTTATTCTTCGGAAGGACGGGTCGGAGAAAGTCCGCCTTGACCCTAAGACAAAAGAAGTAATTAAGGGGACTAAGTGAAAAAGAAGGCAAAGTCTAAAGTTAATGCTGCTGGGAACTATACTAAACCTGGTATGAGAGCGGCATTGTTTAAAAAAATTAAGGCTGGTTCCAAGGGTGGAGACCCAGGAGAATGGTCAGCCCGTAAAGCACAACTACTTGCAGTTCAATACAAGAAAGCAGGCGGAGGTTACAAGTAATGGCACTTGCTAAATCTCAAAAGTCACTTAAGAAGTGGACTGCTGAAAAGTGGAAAACATCTGATGGTAAACCATCTAAAGGCAAGAAGAGATATCTACCTACTGCAGCGTGGGCTGCTTTAAGTCCTGCAGAGAAGGCAGCAACCAATAGGGCTAAAGCCAAAGGTAATGCTAAGGGCAAACAGTTTGTTAAACAACCTAAAAATATAGCAAAGAAAACAGCAAAGTATAGGGGCAAATAATGGCTGATTCAAGATTAAAGAGAGCGGGAGTATCTGGCTTTAACAAGCCAAAGCGTACACCTAATCATCCTAAGAAGTCACACGTAGTAGTGGCTAAGGTAGGAGATAAAGTAAAGACTATTAGATTTGGTGAGCAAGGAGCCAAGACAGCAGGTGCTCCTAAGGCTGGCGAATCAGAGCGTATGAAGGCAAAGCGTAAATCTTTCAAAGCAAGACACGGAAAGAATATTGCTAAAGGTAAGATGAGTGCAGCCTATTGGGCGGACAAGGTTAAGTGGTAATATGAGTGCCAAGGGGACGAAAGATTCTGTAGCACTAGTATGGTGTGATAACGGAATGGTAGATGGTAAGTTTATGCAAGGCGTAGCAGATGTAATGCTAAAGTCTGGCGTAGAGTTTGCTACAACATTACGTAGCCAAGGCAACCAAATTGCTAGACAAAGACAGACAGTAATTGATTACTGGTATGATAAGACTGATTACGAATGGC